GAAGAGTTTAAGTTTGAAGAAGAAGAAATTATATTTGAGGACATCCCTGAAGATATAGTCATTGTTATTGAAGAAGAGGTTGTTGAAGATGAGTTGGATAAAGAGATACCAGGAGATGACATCATCAGAGAAGAAACAGTTCAAGAGGAAGATGTCCAAGACGAGGTTGTACAGGAAGTAGAAGTACCTGAAGAAATTATTGTAGAAGAGCTTACTGAAGAAGAGGTAGCTGTAGAGGTTGCCGAAGTAGAAGAAGTTATTGAAGATATTGTCATAGAAGAAGTCACTACTGAAGAAGTCATAGAAGTTATAGAACAAGTCAATGACATTGGTGTACAAAACTTAGACCAGGCTAGTGAAGAAGTACAAGAAGTTGTACAAGCTGTTGTTGAAGAAGCTATTGAAAATGTAGAAGATTTATCTGAAGAGCAAGTTGCAGTCGTAGCAGAAGTATTACAAGTACAAGAGGATGATGTTGAGATTATTGCTGAAGCTGTTAAAGAAGACGAAGTGGTAGCTGAAGCTGTAAAAGAATACGTAGAAAGAGCTGTAGAGAATGCAGATGTAGAGAACTACACACTTGCTGATGTTGTGACAGAAGTACAGTATGAAAACTTTTTAGAGAATCCAATAGAAACATTTGTAGATTTAGATTTTGAAGGCATAACTATTAGCAATATAGGAGATGATATGACACAAGACCAAAAGGAAAAAGCACAAGAAGTTGTAGTGCCAGTTATTCTAACTAGAATAGCTAGTATGGCAGCCTTTGTATTTAGGAGACAGATATGATAACCAAACTATGGGAGTGGTTGGTGGAGGCAATTAAGGAAACATTAAATCTTAGTTGGACCTTAGTTGGTTTAGTAATTGCTACGCTTACACTTACTGGAAGTGCGCAGCAAATCACTGGACTTGCTACTATAATAACATTAGTAATATGGTTGATAACAATAAAGTTCAGAAAGTAAAATGTCGTTCGTTTGTGAACGATAAAGGAACTCATGTCAATCTATGTAATTGTAAACACGGAGGTATAGGTGAAGCTAACAGTTGTTAGAACCCAGTTTGGTACAGATGCTACCAATGGTTTACTGTTTATTGATGGTATCTTTGAATGCTACACATTAGAAGACCAGTATCAAGCAGTAAAGGTTATGCACGAGACATGCATACCTGAAGGAACATACGATATAAAGTTTAGAACTGTTGGAGGATTCCACGAAAAATATAAAAAGAGATATGGTAATGACCACTATGGTATGTTGCATTTACAAGATGTACCTAACTTTACTTATATACTTATACACGCAGGTAACACAGATGAACATACTTCAGGTTGCTTAATTGTAGGAGAAACACAACAAGATTTAGATTTAGGAAAAGATGGATTCATAGGTCATAGTGGTAATGCTTACAAGAAGATGTATTCAAAAGTAGCTAAACAATTATTACAAGGAAAAGATGTCAGCATAGAGTACACAACAATTAATAAATTATTAGATGGTCAAGTAGATAACAAGGCTAAAGACCACGTAATATTATCAAGCACAGTAATGGAGAAACTTCAAGAGATTAACGGTAATGTACTTACTATTAAATCTAAACTAAATGGAAAGGTGATATTGTAATGTCAGATTTATTCGAGAAGAATAATAGAAGAAGAAACCAAGACGGCACGTTCAAGAAGGATGTGGGGTGGACACCTTGGAACGAAGCATGGAGTTATAAAATGAGTGAAGACTTAAAAGATATGCTTGAGAGAACTGCATGGACCTTTATTGAAGCGTTCATTGGTGCATTAACAGTTGCCCCATTAGTTGGTGTAGAGGCTGAAACTATTCAGTTAGCTGCATTAGCAGGTGGTGGTGCTGCACTAGCAGTAGTCAAGACATACGCTAAAAAACAAATTAGCAAGTAGTTTAAATAGCAAAGCCGAGGGTGTTATCCTTTCTACCTCGGCTCTTGCTTACTCTTCTTCTTTTGGTTTGTTAGATTCGTTGTAATCGTTTACAAACTTTTCAATAAGACTATCAATCTTTACCATATCTATCTTTTTTAATATAGGACCCTTTGTCAGTTCTTGACCACCACAAGCGTTAGCTAGTTGCACAGCCCAATTCTTTAACTGCTTAGGTTCTGTAAATATATTATTAGAACGGTGCGTCATCAGGTCCTATGTCATCTAAAGATTTAGGTTGAGGTATTGTCATACCATTAGACACAGAAGCAAAGTCTTTCCAACTATCAGGTGTTGCTTTGTTATCCATCCACCATGATTTAGCAAACACTTTACCATCTACAGTATCTCCTGCAGTACAAGCACCCATAGCTACACATCTAAAGTCAGGACTGGTAGGTTTATTCTTTTCTTCATCTGTGTAGTATTTAACAGAGCTACCACACGGACAAAGAAGTCCACCATCATTTATAGCTAAAGAACCATCAGGGTGTTTATCTCCTAATTTATCTCCATATCCTGCATCCTTAATAGCTTTTAGTGGGCTACCTTCTACAGGTTTAGTTTCTACTTTAGGTTTAGACTTCGCAGGTTCAGAGGTCTTACGCACGGACTCATCAGTTTTTAGCATAGATTTAGACATCTCTTCCCTACTTGGGCGTTTCTTATTGCTACCTTGATACTTCCAATTAGCTAACGCACGACCTATAGCTGATGTCTCACAGTTCTCCATCCATGCATCTGCATTGGCAAAGCCACCTTGACCTTTAGTTTCTTGAGCTATACCTGATGACTTAGGGAATACATCTCCTTCATTACCAGTAAACACCTCAGCTTTAATTGTTACACATGTACCATCATCAGTTATGTGAACAATGTGTGTGTCTATACGACCATTTGGATTGTCAGCCCAAAACTTTTTGAGCCTATCTTCCACCATTTCATATTCGTTTAAATTGAATTTCATACTTTCCTCCTATATATATATTATCCCTCTTCTGTTTTTATAACTACATCTACAGTTTTTTTATTTTGAGCAACACCAAATAGTTTACATAAGACATTCATGCAAACTAACACTGCATCTTTTATACGCAGATGTTGACCACAATAATAGCACATAGTTACTCCTCTAAGTTTACTAGATACTCTGCTGTTACGCCTTTGTTAGGCTTAACAAATAAACAGAACTGTGATGGTCTACCCATGCTTGCTAATTGTTCTTGAGCAAATGTGTTATAACTTTCTGTACTTCCGTTAACCCACACACGTGTATCGTTTATGTACATAGTTGTAGGTGTGTGATAGTGACCACATACTGCGTGTGTAAAGTTTTCCATCATGCCATTTGCTGCTAAAGATTTCCAACCTAGTATTTTTTTGTTGTAGCCATACCAAGGTATACCTGCGTGACCTCTAATTTGGTCACCATGAAAGCACATAAACTTTGCTTTTACACCTAGGTCTGCAACTAGGTACCAGTTCTTTTCGTTGCCACCATCAGGAACAATAAACTTTATACGTGGCTCATTAGTAAACATAGTTTCTAATATTTTACCTAGCATCCTATCTGCATTAGTTTCAGGGTTGTAATCTCTACGGCTACGTCCACCTAGTGCTCCGTGATTACCAATAACCCAGTAAACATCTACCTCTTCAAACTCAGACAGTAATATAGAAAAAAATTGGTGCAGTATCCTAGGACCATCAACAGTAACTTGCCTGTACAAAGATGCGTCAATTACGTGTGACTGCCCAGGAAAAATTAATTCACCTTCGACTATGTCACCCAAACATAAAACTGCAGCTTTTTTTATAGGATGGCTAGCTCTTTGTAACTTCGCTAGTTCACAGATTTTATGTGCGTAACGAACTACACGTTCTTCAGCAGTTGCTGTATCATACGTAGGCGTAGTCTTAGCCAACTGAATATCCGAGAGTAAAGGCACACATATCTCTTCTCCTACTTTCTTGCGTGAGATAGGAGGAGGTTTAATGGGTGGTAAGTCTAAAGATAATATGCCATCTTTTACAGCACGATACACAGCATCAATGAGGTCAGCATTTTTATCATTGAGTTTGTCAATACGTCTGAGTAGTCTTTCATTGGTTTGTTTTAATTCAGCGTACTTGCCTTCAGTTACCTCTGCGAGTAACTCGTTTATTTCTTGTTCAGTTCTTTTAGCCATGACCTTACTGACGTTGGTGTAATACTTACGTTATATTCATCCTCAAGGATGTCAGATATTTTCACAGAGTTAACTACTTTGCCTTCTTTGACTACGTCTGCGATAGCATCTAAAAATTCTTGCACCTCTGGACTTTGGTTTTCAAACCACTTGCCCGTAGATTGTTGTACGCTTTCCACAAGTTTTTTAATATCTTTCATATTTCTTTAATCTTACCACAAGTTTGTATAATTTATACAGTTTTAAATAAATAAATACGCATGCGTACGCAAGACAAAAAAATATACGCATGCGTATAAAGGCACAAAAAAAGGGGGCACACACGGTCGCCCGTGCGTACCCCCAAAACGTAGGTCGAAAGTGAGACAGTATAAACCTACGTTTAAACTACTCCTCTCTACCTCCAAATCTTCTAACCCACTCCTTAGCTTTTTCTATATCAGGTATAGGCAAGATATTTTTTGTTGCAATTACTTTCAAAGTATCTGCTAGTAATTCAGTAGTAACACCAACTTCTCCACCTGCAGTTCTATTATAATTTACACCAGTAAACAGTAAGTCACTTACAAGTATTCTTGGCTCTGCTTGTCTTGACAACCAGTCTATCGCAGGTCCATCAATAAGGTTATTCAAACCATGTTCAGGTATTTCACCTACATATTTACCATCTTTACCTACAATTTGTAATTGACCTGTCACTTTGTGTGGCTCTACATGTGATGG